AAGCATCTGATGTAACTGAAGGTGCTCAGACTCTAGCGTGTGTTGCTGGTAGTTGTGAGATCTAGGTAAATAGTAGACAAACAAAAGGCCCCTTGGTTCACACCTTGGGGCCTTTTTTATTGGTTTCTATTAATTATCTTCAGTGTCACCAAAGAGCATAGAGAGTCCAGCAAGGTTACCTGCAACATCAGTGTAGTCGCCCATGTTCTTAGTGCCTTTAGCTTGTAAGACCGCTAGAGCCTGTTGACGGACTGTCTTAGTGTCTGTAGCACCTTTAGATTGCTTATCGGGCAGAGGTATACCTTGACTAGCTGCTAGCCTCTCACCTGCACCTTCCGTTATGTGGGTGAACTCCTGCTGCTTAGGGGAACCACCCCACTGTATATCACCACCTTTATTTTCAAAGAGGTTCAACTGTATTGGAGGATAGACAGTCACAAGATTCTTACCGCCTATAGGTTTAATACCGAACATATCATGTTCATCAGATAGTACAGCATTCACATTACCGTCTAAGTCTATAGTATGTACAGTATTAACACCACCTAGTTCCTTAACTTTAGAGGTATGGGAACCACCTATGACCCATAACTGACGACCTTCATCCCACTTAGGTGCAGGAGTCTTATCAATAATAGCCTGTGCTGCATCATAGTCATTACGTTGAATATCAGTAACCTTAGCGTTAGAACCCTTCTCCAAGATAGCAGAGCGTACCTTTAAGTAGTTGTCCTTCATCGTACCAGACAGGCCCCTTGTCTTAAAGACATGCTTCATGTAGTCCTTGTTAGTAAGGTCGGCTTTAGTAAGGCCTTGATCGGACCATAAACCAAATATAGCCCTTCCTGTAGAACTGCTGCCTGTCTTACCTATAATCTCAGAATGTAAGGATGTATGCTGACCTTTAGGATTCTTAACAACAACGATAGTATTATCAGGATCTTTAATACCCCAAGCATTCATTACATGCTCCTGAATAGCATCAGGCACATGAGGGTTAGTAGGTATGTTAGTACCTTCTAGCGAGGTAAAGATTGCGTCATTAAAGCTGCCTTTTTCCATACTTGCTGTATTTAGTACATGCTCGGCACCAAAAACATCATGTAAGAACTGCGAAGTGTTTCCACGTTGTTGTGATAAAAGATACTGGTAAGCGAGGGCACCTCGACCGTAACTAGCCGCAGTGCTTTTCTCTTTAATTTTAGTATCTAACCCTGCAATACCCTTCTTAAGATTAGCTACTTTCTTAGCGTCACCAAAGTTTAAAGACTTACCTGCCGCTTTCAAGGCATCTTGAGAAGCCTCTAGTTTCTTAATCTCAGCTTTAGCTTTAGTTCTTTTATCACGCAAAGGTATTAACTGTTTGTCAATCTTAAAGTATTCTTTAGTTTGATCAACGAGAACTTTAGTAACCCCTAACTCACGAGCCGTAGCTTTCATCTGAGGACTGAAGCCACTAATGAGGGTATTAAGAACACCTTTACCAGCAGCCTCAGCGGTGCCTACTAGCTTCTTAAGAGGGTTACCACTATAGAAACCACGTACTTCCGTAGGCACGTTGGATGCTATAGTATTAATGTTAGCACCTCTAGCAATACCTCCAATACCTAGAAGGTCTGTAGCATCTAAAGCTGACTCAACACCCCTTGCTATACGTGGGTTATCCTTCGCAAACTGTGTGATACCACTAGCATCCTTAAGCTGCCCTGTGCGTTTACCTAGCTCACTAAAGATTGGATCAGTAATAGCATCAGGGGTGACTATATCAAACAAGCCACCCACCACATCACCTACGGTGCCTCCTGCGTACCCTAAAGTGTTTAAAGCTAACTCACCAGCGCCTTGCTGACCTGTAGCAGTCCTTGCTATATCTTGGGAGTATGTAGCTTTACGATCCTTAGTGGAGTCAATAAACTTATCAATCTCTTCCGTATCAAATAAAGAAGTTAATGAATTACTCATTTGTTACCTGCTCCTTTCAAAGGGGGCTTCTCTTTCTCATGTTGCTCTTGAAGTAAGGCAATAAGTACCAACCTATCAGCCTTAAGACTATTCTTCAGCACAACATCATCCGTAGCTCTCAAAGCTTTACTTGTTACGGTAAGCATAGCGCCTAATGTCTTCTTAGCTTCAGGTGACCTTAATACCTTATAAGTTAAGGCACCTGAGGCTGCTGCACCAACAGCACCTGTAAGATAAGGCATTATCCCTGAAGAGAATAAAGTACCTGCGGCTCCTGCAGTAGCTCCTAAGGCCAGAGGGGTAGTAGGCAGCGCAAGACCAGTACCTGACTTTAGACGACCATAGGCCCTAGTGATTGTGTTATTACCTTCAAGTTTAGCTTTGATTGATAACTCGTCTAAGGCTGTATACATCAAGTGTTGCTTGCGTAATAAACCATCCACATCTACACTAGGCACCGCAGCACCTACTTCCTTGTTCATGATGTCACGGATTAACTTGACAGCAGCCTTCTTACCATTAATGTAATCAGGTGTTAACTGTACAGGCGTAGAAGACTTAATGAAATCATCTAGCTCTTGTCGTGCCTTAAGTAAACCTAAGGCTGTACCGTCTGACTTCTCAATCAAGGACACAGCTTCATCCAGTAGTGGATTAGCAAAGGTAGGTGTACCTCCTGCCAGCTTAAACTTACCTGACTCTATCAGTTCAGCACCTTGGTCACGTATGTCATTAGCTATACGTTGTGCATCTACAGCGGGGTTACCTTTATTGACAATACGAGTAGTTAACCGTTCTGCTGTAGACTTTATTTCCTTATTAACAGCATTTCGGTTGTGGGTATAAGAGAAATGAGGCTTAACGTCCTTTATAAGAGAGACAACTTTAATAGCCTCCTCTTCAAAAGGTGAGGGGATATATGTCTTAGAACGTAAGGCCCCTTGTATCTCTGTAGTGCCAGCGCCTTTCTCCATGACCGTGGGCTCTAGCATGGTCTGTACGTTGCCTCTACGTCTCTCAATACCCTGTGCAGTACCTTTACGACTTACCGTACCACCAGCATCACCTGCCTGCTTAGCTAAAGAACCTACGGCTAACCTTGGACCTGCAATAAGAGCCAAATCAAAGATAGTCTCAAACTCACGAGCACGTTCTTGATTATCCTTTTTCCAGTTAAGATAATGTGAATAGCCTTCCTTAGCTAATTCAACAGTCTCCTGTATCCATGGATTCTCCTTAACGTTATAAGCTAAGTTAAGCAAAGTTTCAACTGTTGGTTTTTCAATCTCGTCAGGGGCTATGTTACTAAGAAGCTGCCCAGCGGCCTTAGCTCCTGCCATCACTGTTTCACCAGCAGCAGGTAGCACACCTTCAGTTAAACTAAAGGCTGCAGCTTGTCCAAAGTTCTTAGCACCTACGCCCTGCTCTCTACCTGTCAACGAGCTACCTAAGTTTAGAGCATACTCCTTTAAGTTAGTGTCTATAGTCTGACCAGCTTCACCTACAGCCTCACCTACTGTGCTCTGTAGTTGAGTACCTACGTCCTCTAAGCTGGTTTGTTGTGGGTCATAGGTGGTAAACTCTTGCTTCTCCTTAGCTTTAAGTTCACCATGATAAGACACAAGTTCATTGACAGCTTGGTTATCCCCAGCCTGATGTGCCTTTTGTATTGCTTGCTCTACATCAGCTAATGTATAGTCTTGTGACATATTCTTACCCATTTAAGTATTGTTGAGCCGAAGAACTTAAAGGAACAACGGTAGGTGCTGTTTCAAACACAGGCGCTTCAATATAAAATTGCTTAGCTTTCTCCCATGGTTCGCCGTTCTCAGAACCCAGTTGACCTAGGCGATCAACAACCTTATTATGATTATTAATCAACGTCAAGTAACTCTTACGTTCAATCTGTAGTAACTTACTGATAGCTTCTTTGTCTAAAGTAATCTCACCACCTACGATCTGACGAGCATACTCACGGTCAGCATCCGATAGACCAGTACCTGAACCAAAGTTCTTTATTACGTTAGCTACAGCCATACCACGTTGTGCAAAGTAAGCTTCACTGTTAGCTACTAAGCGATCAGATTCCTCTGAAGACAATCCTGATTCCATTAGTAACTTACGTGCTTGTAACGAGAAGTTACCTAAGGCACCTGAGATAACACCTTGGTCAAAGATCTTTTGTGATACATTGTTAACATCTAAAGCAGATACAGCGTCATTAGCTTTCTCGCTCAGAGTAGCGAAGTTTTCCACCTCAACACCAATCATAGCTTTGGTGATGGCATCTAAAGTTTCTACTTCCTGTGTTAACTGAGGTGCGGCAGATAAGTTAAGTTCACTAGGGAATACCCATGTGTTGGAAGGACGATCAAATACTTTACCACCCTTGTCTACACGGAAAGGCTTAATAGTGCCTTCTGGAGTCTTGAAGTGTGTAAGCTTAGCTTCCTTACCTTCTAGCATCTTAAGGAAAGTAGTGTCGGACATTTGATCATATTTACCGCTTGAGATACCGCTGATTAGAGAGGCACTGGAACCGTAGTTCTGCGCTAATACCACACGACCTTTACGACCACCTTTCTGGGCAACCTTTAGAGTCTCTTGTTCACGTATGACCTTAGCAGCTTCATCAACATCACCACCATTCTTAAGTAACTCTACTGTGCTGTCGAGACCTAAGGCAGCTGCTTGCGCTGTGGTCGCTTCTCTACGCTGCTGTTCTGCTAAGGCTACCTTTTTACGTTCTTCCTCTGCTTTCTGTTCCTTAAGCCCTTGTTGGCCTTGTACTACTAGCTGACTACCATGTTGTGAGTAGCCTGCATTGATTAAGGCTTGACCCTGCTTAAGCTGTTCTTCAGGAGTGCCTTGAACTAATGCTTGAGAATATTGCTGTTGCATTGCCTGTTGAGTAGCATTCCGAGCCTTAAGCTTCTCCATCTCAGTATCCTGACCACCCACAGCACCACCTAAGGCTCTACCTAAGGAAGAACCAAGTAAACTAATAGCCTGAGCTTTAGCGGGATCACGAGCACCACGGGCTGCATTAGCCATTAGCTGCTGTTGTAGATCCACAGCACGTTTGTTACGTTGTTGTAGTAGGTCATCAACTGATGGCCCTTGAGTAAATAATCCTGCTTGTTGAGTAGCCATTATGAGAACCAACCTCCCTTACCAAAACCTTGTGATAACCAATCACCACCTGCATTCGTACCTAAGAATGAAGTACCTAACGAAGTTAAACCTGTTAACCACGGGTCTGGTTGGTAATTAGCTTGATCAGCCTGTGCTTGGGCTAGCATACGTGAAATGTTATTCTTATCCAAACCTAACTCATAGTTCTGACGTAAAGCTTCAGTCTGTAATGGAACACCTTGTAATGATTGTTCTAATGCAGGAGCTTGTAAACCAGCAGATAGCATACCTTGACCACTGCCCATGAGATTAGCAAACTGTTGTTGCTTCTGTTGTTGATTAGCACCAAACTGTGACAAGTCAAGACCAGCACGTTGCATGGACTCACCAAAGGCATCAGTAGTTGACTGAGCAGCTAACTGAGATAAGGCTTGTGACTGTGCTTGGTTCATACCAAAGGCATCTGGTTGTACCATACCTGAGCCCGCACCAGCACCTTCACCCGCTAAGCGTAAGCCTAAGCGACCACTGCCAAACATACCTTCATTCATCTTAGCACGTTGTTGTGCGAAGGCAGGCTCTAAGAGAGCACTACGTTGGTCAAACAACTCTGTAGCTCTTGAGGAAGGATCAAAGTTATAATTAAACTGATCAGGGGCTTGTTGAGCTAAACCTGAAGCCTCACCCATAAGACCTGTACCTTCACCAACGAGGCTTGAGAGACCTGCATAAGGCTCAGCTAGCTCTGTGGTTAGACCTTCTGGTGTTAACGTTGCTGTACCTGTGCCACTACGGAAGGTTACTGGTTTGAACTGACCACCTTGGGCTCCTGCACTAGCACCTGCGGGGATAGATGCTCCCGCACCTACGCCTCCTACGCCTCCTTGGCCGCCGAAGAGTTGATTAGTTACTGCAGGTAAACCCTCTTGAGCACGTTGTTCGTTAAGTACTGCTATCTGTTGATCATTCATACCGTGAGGTAGATTAGCTGAAGGTGTGCTGTTACGATATTGCATACGTGCTTCATGAACTAAGTCTTCTGTGGACTTACCAGCGTTAGCAGGATCCTTAAGTAAAGCTTGGTAATTAGCTGCTGAAGCGTCATTCATACCGTACTTAGTTTGATTCATTAACGATGAACCCACAGTCCGAGCCATAGCACCTACAGGTGACCCAGCTGTTGCCAGCATACCTAAAGGGGTAGAAGGCAGCTGTGGAGTCACAGGCCCATTCTGTGAAGGATAATGCGCTCCTGTAGCAGAGGTGTTTATAACGTTATGTCTTTCTTGTGGACTACCACCGCCAAAACCTGCACCTTCTGGAGCAGCCGCTGGGGTATCATTACCAAACAAATCATCAAACCATCCCATTATGCTGTCCTCTTCTTACTGGTGTGTACTGTGTTGTGTATATTCATTGTGTATCTCTTTTAATTAAATCTCTAGTACTGTGAATGAGCTTGGGTTATAATATGTAGCGCCTGTTGCGCCGCCTGACCCTCTGCTTGATTCAATAACGTGGCTATGATCACCTGTTATTTCACCACCGATAGAACCAGCACTACCAGCGTTTCCTCCTGATCCTCCAGTTCCTCCTCGTACAGTGCCATCAAAACCGCCAGTGCCGCCACTGCCTGCGCTAGAGAGAGTACCTGCTGATCCGTTAGTGCCTGAGTGTGTAGTAGAACCGCCTGAACCTCCAGAACCATAAGGTCGACCACCGCCACCTCCGCCACCACCGCCATAAGCAGTACCAACGTGTACGTAACCTTCAGCACCACCACCGCCACCACCGCCACCTGCGAGAGTACCATTGTTATCTATAGTGACCGCAGACTCTATATACATAGCTTTACCGCCTGCAGTACCATTCGTAGCGTTAGCTATCTCATTATAAGAATAACCAAAGCCACCATTACCACCATTACCACCACGGCCTAGTATGCTACCATTATTCACTATGGTTAACGTACCAGAGTAACCTGAGCCTGTCTTAAGAGCATAAGTGCTAGTAGAAGAAGCAACCAAAGTAGCGTTAGAAGGAATAACAATACGTACATTATGGTATTTGTCTATACCTGCTAGGGTGTCTATATCTACGTCAGTATGTTCTCCAGCAGAAAAAGTATATACCCATTCATACTCATAAGTAGTCTGCCATGAGCCCCCTACCTTAGCATAAGCTTTCTTAACTTTCTCCCAAGTACCGCTTACCTTAACATGAGGTGTTGCAGTTTGCCAAGTACCACCTACTTTAGTTTTAATATTCAAACCAGATATCTCCGTTGTTACCCTCCGCAACAGGAGCGTCTGTGTCAATGTATAGGTTCTTACCAGTAACACCTGCAGAACCATCAATGATCACTGTGTCAATGCCCATAGCAGGGCTAGCAGCCTGTACAAAAGCTGTAGTGGCTACCTGAGTAGTGTTAGTACCTGAGACTGCCGTAGGAGCCGTAGGAGTGCCTGTAAGAGCAGGAGAGGCTAGTGGTGCCTTGCTAGTGATACCAGCCACTATAGCGGCCTGTGTGAAGGCTGTGGAGGCTACTTGAGTACTTGAGGCTGCAGCAGCAGCTGTAGGGGTCGTAGGTGTGCCCGTGAGAGCTGGTGAGCTAGTGTCAGCCTTAGAGTTTACTGCAGTCTGAATATTAGTGAACTCGTCGTCAATCTCAGTACCACTTACGGTCTTGAGTGGGTTACCTGTGGTTAAGGTATCCTTGGCTGCAAAGTTAGTTGCTTTGATATAATTAGACATGGTTAAAGTACCTTACCTTGTTTGGCATAGATTGATAATTTCTGAAGTGACATAGGAGCACCATTGATTTCAGTTGTGAAGCCTATCTGGATAATGTTACCAGCGCCTTGTGTGGGTGATTTCTGATCATTGATAAGTACTGAGCCTGTGTACTCCGAGATACCGTACTCAGCAACTCCATACTCAAAGACAGTACCAGTTTCTAAGGTGAAGGTATAAGAATAATATATAGGACTATACTCATAACCTACCTTAAGTGTGAAGGTTTGACCTGTAGCTCCCACTGTGGTAGCTGCTAGCTTCTTTACAATCTTGTTAATGTTAGGCATCTCAAGATCAAAGTAGTTGCTGTAGTAAGCCATCTCGTACTTCTGACCATTATCTTGATAACCAAAGTATTCTGCAACACCATCGGGTTGAGCAAAGTACAGATCAGAACCTGAGGATAGGAAAGCAGATGGGGTCAGTGAGGGCCAAATAGTTACCCTGAATGAACCATCCTGCAGTGGTGTTCTAGTATCAAAACAGAAGGTCTGTGCAGTACTTGGGAAGGTTAGTAGATAGAAAGCATTGACAGGGGAGTAGACTGACTTAACCAATGCTAGGTCTTCAGAGGTTACAGCTTGTATAATGTCATCCCTAATGTTCTTTGAGATATCTCTCATTGGCTGAGACTTCTCTTGTACAGTACGGTTCAATGAACGTACACCAGTGTTACTTAAGAACAAGATGTCTTCACCTGTGTTCTGTACACTATCACGAGCAATACAACCGACACCCTCAATGACCTCTACTAGGGTTAAGCTTGAAGTAGACATACCTAACTGGAAGTTGTCATTGTCACCATAGATGATAATGTTGTTCTTACAGAAGATAATTAAGTAACCGTTATGAGCACCCAGTGCTACAATCTCGTCCATGCCCTGAGTAAGGACACTTGAGATGTCAATAGAGCCTGCTGTACCTGTTTGGTAATCATGACCAGTTAGTACGTTAGTAAAGTATACTGTAGTCTTATTGGTTAATGTATCCGCAGCCCATAAGCGACCATAGGCAGCTAGAACTGTGTTTGCTTTAGGGAAGCCTGCTGTTGCGTGAGCATGATTAGTATATGATACAAACTCGTCAGGAGTAGTTTCATTAGTATAGATCAGAGGCTCATAACCACGCTGGTAGAAGTAGTGGTGATCATTCAGTGTAGCTGTCTGCCAATTACCTTCCGTGATCACATCAGCAGTGTTAGGCACTAAGGTAGTTAAGTCTAAAGTCCCTTTGAAGAATGTAGTATCATTCCACGATAGGCGGGTATTTACACCATTTATATCTTTGAAATCAGCAATACCCTTAAGGTCAACACCTACGTTAGCGTCTGCCACAGTGTCCTTAGAGGTACTACGAGTAGCCCAGCCCTTACGAGCACCTAGGCGACCATACTTGTCGATGACACAGTTGTCTGCGTGTAGTGCGAAGCCTTCCTGTAGTGTGACACCAGACTCTTGAGTGTTTAAACCAAAGAATGCTGGTGCCGCTATGGAGGCCGCTAGAAGTTGCTTAGCCATGAGCTATGGTGCCTCCCAGATTAGTTCCTCAGGATGCTTGTTAGCGTCTAAGGCGATTGCATCAGATAGTTGATTATGTGCTAAGGCTTTAGCTGATACCGCACTCATGCCACCATCCTCACCTCGTTCTTCTAAAGCCATTGCATAAGCAAGCATCTGTACTGGTAAGTAAGGTACTACAATGTTATCATCATCACTGATTAAGTCATGAGTACGTTTGATTACGTTAAAGTATAACTTATAAGCACCATCAGGGATTGGATATAAGTCTACCTGAGTATCTCCGTTAGCATTGACACCATTAAACACATAGTTCTGAGGTGAGCCTTTAGCAGGAGTATTATTTAAGAATACATTGTTAAACCAGTGAGGATCACGATAAGTCATGAAACTGTTTTGTGTATCATTAATAACGTCTAAGACTGCTGAGCGATTACACGTACCTGTGAGCACATAGTTAAATACATCAGCTTGAGTATCTACAGTTAAAGTCTCACGTAAGGCAGACCAGTTCCAAGCATTCTCCACTATCTCCTTTGCGTCATGAACTAAGACACCAATCAGTTTGGAGTAACTAGTTTCATTAACAGAAGCTACCTCACGTTCCCTTAGGCGTATGAGGATATTATTTACTATTTCTTTATATGTTTTCATTTGTTTACCTGTTTACTCTTTATACTATCTGCTAAGCCACCACCGAAGTAGAACATTACAATACTAAGCATGATCCAATCAATCTGGAACTCACTCAGTACATCAGTTACTTGTGCAACAGGCTGACCTAAGAATACCATGACAATCACAAGTACATACGTAGTGATATAAGTAAGACCAAACATTAAAGCTAAGTAACGTTGGGCGATCTTAAAGGGTGCATAAGCCGTCATGAGATCAGTCTTTGCTTTTGTCTTTGCTTCAAGCATCTCAGTGTCACTAGTGTGAATAGAATCAATTAAGTCTAAGCCTTTAGTGATTACGTCTCCACTACCAAAGATTGTCTTAAGTATTCCCATGTTATCCTCGCATCATGAAGGCAATACCAGAGACCATAGCCACTATGACTGCCCTGATGAACCATTCGTTAAACTGACTCTTATGTATAACAGTAGCTTGTTTGAGATTCAATGCATCTATATTAGCTGAGTGTTTATTCAAACGACTATCATGGTGATCAAGTCTCTGCTGTACTGCTACATGCTTCTCTTCTATCCTTGCCAGAGATGTGATAACATCAGCCATCTTATCCACCTTAGACGTTAGTTTATCTAGTGTACTCTCCAGCCTATCGAACCTTTGTTCTGACATCTGCTATTAACCTTTTAAGTATAAGGCTACACCAAAGAGTGCCGCCATTGCTATTAATAATATACTACCTACTTTTAAACCAAGCGTAATGTTTTCTTCAATCGCCTGTTGTCTTTTGTGCTTCTTCCTAGCTGCTAACTTAGTCTGCTCTTTCTGCTCTCTTGCGTACTCAGCTTTGAACTGTAGGAAGTTATGGTAACCTAAGAGTCCTTGTTTATTTAACATATCCTTCAACTCAGCTTCCTGCTTCATTAGCTGCTGCTGTGCTTGATACGCCTCTAATGCTGAACTCTTACCTTTAGTAGCTACCTCTTTACTTATTGAGCTGGAGGCACTGAAGTAATCTGTGACTGCCTTACCAGCAGCGAGGAGTTCCTTACCATTACATAAGGTCTTCTTGATTACTGCAAAGGCTGCATTAGCCGCAGCAAGTTCAACTAACATATCCATAACCTCCTTGAATACCTGAGAGCCTCATAGGGCTTGCTAGGGGGCTGTACTATCGTGTAGGCTACCTCACGTATTACCTTAGGCTCTAAGACCTGTGAGTGGCCTTGTGGAGCCTGTGAGGGGCTTACGTGGATTGGGTATAGTTCAAGGGGTGATGACCACATTAGCTCTAGCTTCTGCTCTCTTAACCAATACTTCCTGTGGTACTGCTACACCTGTCTCAAACTTACGGGTTAAGTACCAATCAGTTTCTTGTAGATACATCATGGCCTCAAAGTTAGTCTGACCTTGAGGATTCTCTTCCTGACCATTGATGTAATCTGTAAGCTCTTGTGTTTGTTCAGGTGTGAAGTCTAGCCAGTTATCATTTAAGACATAGCCTTGAGAGTTCTCATGGAACTGAATGTCATCATATTGGAAGCTAAAGTCTGGCTTCATAAAAGCCTCAAGACGCTTACCATCTTTCTCGATAAGGCTTAAGCCGCCTTGGTGAATGAATGTGTTCATTTGTAATTCCTTAATGTTAAGCGTAGTAGGCTGTGTAGCTTTGGGTTTGGTATGAAGAGGTGTCTACCCATGTGGTTTGGTAGTTGTACTTGTTGATATAGTGGTAATAAATCCTGCCATTCCTACCCCTAAAAGAACTACGCACCCCTCCTCTAGTGTACTTAGCCCCCCCGTAATAATGCAGAGTTGTGTTGTAGCCGACTGAGCTGGAGAATTGAACATAATCCCACTTCCAAATGGCTGTATAGTTAGCCTGTAAGGTGATAGTAGAGCCGGCCTGATACCTAGTTTGGTAAAATACCCACCCACTTTGGTTATACCCGCTACTCACCCACACTTGCTGAGTTGCTGTATACCTTTCCCATATCCTCACACCATTAAGCATTATCTTGGAACAGTCAGCTCCATTGAACTGAACAGTAGTAGTATGGGCAGGGCCAGCGAGGTTAAATGATTGACTCATATTGACCTCCTTGTGTTAGGTTGTAATGTAGAGAGTTGTACCACTCTTACTGAAGGTTGCACCAACTGGGCCTTGTGGGCCTGTAGGACCTGCTGGCCCTGCTGGTGTAGAGTAGTTAACTTTATCATTTTTAATCATACCATTAGATGCTAAGAGATCAGCGAACTTACGCGCTCTTGATTTCCATCCTGCTTGTCCTCTGCTCATACGTTAGCCTCCCAGCTTAATGTCTCTTCATTCCAGCTTACGTCTTCATCAAGTGGACAAGGTACAGGAGCTTCCCATGTACAGGTAGCCTCGTCTAATGTCCAACTAGGGTAGGGCTTAGGAGCAATGAAAGCATCACGCTCTTTATCATAACTATGACCAACCCCTGCAAAGTTCTTACGCAGAGGTTCTTTCTTCTCGGAGTGTAAACCACCTAGAGTATTGTATGATGTCTTAATCCACTCACCCGCAGACGTATCTATGAATGTATCAAAGAAGTCTGGTTCAGCTACGATAACTTGGGAGACAATCCCATCTATTACTTTTGCAAAATGTGCCATGCTGAGTCTCTTGTCGTTGATTTAGTCATTATATTTTCCTTATATCACGTAACGGATGATTACAACACCAGAGCCACCATTGGAGGTAGCAAAGGAAGTTGAGCTAGAGTACGCACCACCTCCACCACCACCTGTGTTAGCTGCTCCTGCTGTAGTAGACCCATTTAAACCTGAAGAGCCATTACCGCCTCCACCATCACCACCAGAGGATGTGGTTGATGCGTGACCACCGCCGCCTCCGCCACCACGTACAACACCATCTTCCCACGCAGCTCCATCACCACCCATAGCCACGCCATCAGTATTACCCGCTTCGCCAGCACCACCGCCGCCGCCCCCACGATTACCACCACTTGTAGTACCGCCAGAACCAGCATAGCCTTGACCTGTTGTACCGCTACCACCACCAGAGTTATAAGAACCACCGCCACCAGAGCCACCAGACTTACCACTACTAGATCCACTACCACTACCACCGCCACCGCCTATAGCAGTAAGACTAAAGGCTGTAGTGTCTGCTCCATTAGAAGGGTGAGCACCACCAGCTCCTATTACGATTGAATAAGAGGCTGATGATAAGGCTACTGTACCGCTTATATAACCTCCAGCACCACCACCGCCAGCTTCGTAACCAGTACCGTTAGCTCTGGCCTTACCTCCTGTACCTCCTCCAGCAACCAACAAATACTCAACAGTGTTAGAGCCTGTACCACCTGATATAGTGAAAGTACCTGACGTATTAAATGTATGGTATTTATAAGTAGCTGTAGTTGTTACAGTACCGCCTGTTGTAACTACAGGAGGATAAGCAGCAACCTCACCCCAGCCAGTAGGGTTATATAAGTCTATCTTACCTGTAGTGGTATTAAAACGAACCATACCATTTACGGGAGAGGCTGGTCGCTGTGCTGTAGTGCCTACGGGTAAAGAAAAGTAACCTGTAGTTCCACTAGCTACATTATAAACATCAACATCAACTGCTACAATCTCAGCATCTACCTCAGACTTTGTATATACCTCAGTCTTTAGATAATGGTTAGCAGTAGCAAAGGACTCGAAAGAAGTTATTGCTATCTCGTCATTGGTAGTAGCACCTGAGTTTAAGGTGATTGAAGTACCAGCGACATTAGTTGAATAATCGTCAGTTGTTAAGGCAATACCATTCTGTGTTACGATTATACCATTACTGACATAAGACAAGGTGTTGCTATTGATGTCTGAACCAGTGAATACAGTTTGAGCGTTTGTCGCTGTGTATTCATATATAATCATTGTGTTAGTAGGAGTAGCACCTGTAGCACCTGTAGCCCCTTGAGCACCAGTGGCACCTTGAGAACCCGTAGCACCTGTAGCTCCATCATCACCATCAGTACCATTGGAGCCGTTAGATCCTGCTGCACCC